TAATTAATTCGTAATTTGGGGTGTGCCCCCCACCTTCCAGGGCATACCCCAAGTAACGAAAAGGACAAGTAGTGATGAAGAACGCACAATTGTCCGGCGAATATTACGGCGTACCAATACAAGGTATCCGTCCTTCCGCAGAAGTTCCAGGCTCACGCCAAGCACCACCAAGCGGTCCATATCTTGGACGCGGTAATTTTTGTGCTGCAAACGATGATACATGTACGGGTCGGAAAGCCAAAGGCACCGATTACTGCATGGGTCACTTACGAAGCAGGGGTGAATCATAATGACAATGAGTCTTGCCGATGTTCGCACTATGGTGCGAAACATCTCCGACCTTGATTCGGTGGATTTGCCAAACACCATTATTGACAATGCTGTGAAGGAAGCATTTCAGCGCATTATCGCCCTTGAGCGCCGATGGCCAAAATACCAAGAAACGTACACATTCAATACAGTTGCTAGTCAGCGCCCATACACAATATCTACAATTGGCGATATTCGAGAAGTCATATCTCTCGTAGATACATCTAGCGCAGGTAGTCGTCTAACAATGATTCCCTACGACAACGCAGAAGACATCTGGTTGGGTAATACTGACGTTCCTTCTCGCCCATACTTTTATGCAATATGGGACGCACAGCTGCACTTATATCCAAAGCCTGATGCTGTTTATACAATAACGCTTCGCGCTTATCGTAACCCTGTTTACACTTGGCTAACAAACACATCTGAGGCAATTGACCTTGATGAGTGGTTTCATATCCTGCTTGCCTACTTTGTGTTGGCTCGCGTCTACCAACGCCAAGAAGACCCAGAGCTTTCAGCAATGTATCTCAGGTCATTTGAGGAAGGCGTAGCCATGGCTCGCCGTGACTTGATGAAGACTCCTAGCGCAAGACCTTTGTTGATGTCGGGTGGTAGGCAGTATCCAACCATGCGTCGTTGGTTGCAGACTCTTGGCGCAACGCTAGGTACATAATGGCGCAGATTCTTCTTGAGCGCTATGACGACTTTACTGGCGGCTTGAATCTTCGAGCCGACCAGTTCTTGCTTGCCAGGAACGAATCGCCAGACATGCTTAATGTTGAGATTGACCCTCGTGGTGGTGTGTTTAGTCGTGGTGCTATGCAGCGTTTAAACACAACAGCTGTGTCGGGAACTTGGGCGCCTGACAAACTTCATGCTTTCTACGGCGCTACGCCAACAATCATGTTGGCAAATAGCACAAAGGTTTATCGTTCTACTGGTGGAAACTTTTCAACTCTGGCTTATTCATTAGGTAATGACATTGCTACAACGAACGCGCATGGCGCGTCGTTTGCCAATTGGGGTTCAACGCTATATATCAGCACGGGTAGGGCAGGAACGGCTTCTTACAAATGGAATACAACAAACACATACGCAACAGCCATAACCCCATCTGGCCCTTCTTGGCAAAACTATACAAGTCCATCTGGGACCCACATGCCCAAAGCGGAACACATTATTGTGCATGCCAACAAAATGTTCGCAGCCAACACAAGGGAAGATGGCGTAGATTACCCTGACCGAGTGCGTTGGTCGCACGAAAGCTTGCCCGAGGATTGGCTTGAAGACGATTATGTTGACATCAAGGGTGGCGGTAGCGGAATAAATGGTTTGGCTGTTGTGCAAGGTCAGTTAGTTATTTTTAAAACAAATGCAATCTACTTATTGGTTGGTACAGACTCAGATAACTTTAATATTGTTGAATTGACAAACACTCTTGGTTGTTCAAGTCGCAATAGTATTGCCACAGCGGAACAGGGTGTGTTTTTTTATTCAAGTCCAGAGGGTTTGTTTTATTACAACGGTTCTGTGGTTGAAGATGTTTTTGATGCCCTACGCCCAATCGTGGACGCCAAAGAACTTAGTGCGTTAAGCACAGAACCTTATAGTGTTTCATATGTTGGTCGTCGTGTTTGGTTGGCGTTACCGTACGATGACACATCGTCGGCAACAGCCCCAACTGTTAATTTTGTTTTTGACCCAACACTTGGTCGTGGTGGTGCATACTTGCAGTTTGCTACAGCAGATAGCAAAGGCGTTATTGGCGGTATTAACTGGACTGATTCAAACAACGACAACTTGCGATTAATGATTCACCCAACACAGCCATATGTGCTAAAGGTTGATTTGTATGATGAGGAGCAAGACAATATTGCGGGAACCCCTGCTGGTTTTGTTTCTTATTACAGAACTGGTTGGATTGATGGTCGAACCTATGCTCAGAAAAAAATGTTTCGTCGTCCCGACATTGCGTTTAAGCAAGTTGACACCGAACGAATAGTTAATATCAAGGTTTATCACGACTACGAAGAATCGTCTGGTTCTGAACGCAAACAGTTTGATGCGACGTTAGGTGCTTCCACCGAAGGAATGATTTGGGGTGTTGATGCGTGGGGTGCTGGTTTGTGGGGCAAACAAGCAGAAGGCGTTCAAATTATCAATGGTTCAAATCTTGGTTTTTGTCGTTCAGTAAGTTTATTGTTTACTGGGCCTATATCAAAAGACTGGGGTTTTGACTCCATTGCAATTAAATACAACAATCGAAAGATGACAGGATAATGCCACTAACAGTACCTTATTCATTTACGAACGGAACTACCGCCGAAGCTGGTGAAGTCAATAGCAACTTCGCTGCCATTAAGTCATTTGTTGATGGTCTGGCAACTGGTGTAAATATTGACAGCGCAGCAATTACTTCTGCAAACATTGCCAACAATGCTGTTACGGCTGAGAAACTTGCAGAAACAACCGTTGTGGCTGGTTCATATACAACTGCTGATATTACGGTTGATGCGCAGGGTCGTATTACGGCTGCTTCCAGCGGCACAAGTGGAGTGACCGGCGATAGTGACCAACTTGTGTTGGGTTCGCAGGTGTTTGGATAATGAAAACATGGAACACTCCAATTGTCAACGCATTGAAGACAGACGACGCAACTGCGTTGCGTCAAATCTTTTCTTCGTTGTCGCAGGAGATTGGTCGCATTAATGAAAAAATTGAACAAATACAAATTGAAATGGCTCAATCAAATCGCAGGGATTATCAAAGGATTAAGTAATGGCATATAATCCAGCTGACTACGAAGCTCGCAGGCGCGGGTATGTGTCGCAATATGGCACAACTGGCGCAATGAATGCTTATGCTAATTTTCTTTCACAACAACGTGGAAATCGAGAACGTCAAAATATGGTGCGTCAATACGACGAAGCACAACCCAAAATTGTTTCTGGTTTTTCTCGTCGTGGTTTGGTTGGCCCAAATGTTCGGTCTGGTTTGTTTGCGCGTGGTTTGCAAAATTTTGCAAAACAACGCGCTCGTACATTTTCTGAATTTGACCAAACACAACAGGAACAACAACGAATGTACGATTTAACCGAAGCACAACGCCTTGAATCATTTAGAAATCAATTGGCGGACATGGAATTGGAAAAAGCACAAACTATTGCTGACGCCGCACGCCAGCTTTACGCAAGAAGAATGGGAGTCGTATAATGTCGCACGTACCTGGACACAACGTTAAAAACAATGGTGCAATTTGGGCTTGGAAACCTGGCGCAACTCCCGACACTAGAGTTACATCGCAATTTCCAAGTTTGCCACCAGACCCAAAACTGCGCGGAGCAATGGAAGCTGCGGCAAGTGGGTTGAGTGGGGTCGAGCTACCTGAAGAAAGCGGTTTTTCCCTAAATGACATAATGAAACTTTTTGGTTCGCGTTCTGGTCCTAGTGAGTCAGACAAGCTTGCTCGAGATAAATTCAATTATGAAAAACAACAAAACCGTTTAAAGACGTCAGGATTGTCGGACTACTATACGGGAGGTTCATACAACACCGGTTATGATGCTTTGTTAAAAATGATTGCAGACCAAGGCAAAGTTTCTGAACAAAACGTAGCGGGTGCATACAATCGAGCATTAACAAATATAAACGAAGGTTATCAAGCAGCACAAACTTTGGGTGATGAAGGCTATTCGGCTTTAAACGCATATTTAACAGCAAATCAAAACAACCCATATGCGGGAATGGTTGCACAAACTGGAACCCCGGCTGATGCAATGTCAAATTTTCTTCAAGCTTACGGAGTGAGTGATTTACCCGTACAAGCTCAAGTACAGGCAGACATTTTGCAATCTGGACAAGGAGCAGCAAATTTTCAAAATCTTCTCAACACGTTAAGTGCTGTTGCTCAACAAGGTGCGGGTTCACGTGGAACAGAATCCCAATTAGCCCAATTACTATTTAACACGGGATTGGGTCAAGAAAGAGCTGGATATAGGAGTCAAGCAGAAAATGCGCAAGCCGCAGCGCTTGCGCAGTTGCAACAACAACTGTTTGAATCAAGGTTTGGCGTAGAACAAAATCGCAATACGTTGGCTCAACAGTTGGCTCAAACAGTTGCGGAATTAACCGGCACAGCTCCAACCAACAATAACGGTGGTAATGACGGTGATGGCGAAAATAAAAAAATGCCACCTGCTGGTCCGTTGCCGGGACAACTGCTACAAACAGCAACCCAACAGGAAATTGTTGCCAACCAATTAGCCAACCTTTTGGCTCCAGCACAGGCGCAGAACGGCACAGCAGAACAATTGCTTGCCGAGCTTAACGCTCGGCGCAACAGGTAACGAAAAGGACTATAGGCGTATGGACCCGCAGTTAATAGCGTTAATATTGGCCGGTTTGAACGCAAAAGGCCAGTTGGATTCCAGCGACTATAACCGTTTATTTGACCCAATGATTGGGATACTAAGTGGCACTTACAATCAGGACCCAAGACAACAAACTGCGTTTTTGGAATACAAGCACAAGCCAACTTGGGCCCAAATAAACCAATTCTACGCACCCGACTCAGACGAAGCCATTATTGCGCAATCTATTCAATCTGGCACACCAGCCATGATTGTAAAACAAGAAATTTTAGAACAACTTGCATTGGAACCAAATCGTTCGCAAAAAGATTCTCAAGATTTGATTGCTTTAGCAGAAAAATTAGAATCAGAACAACGAGCATTTGAAATGGCTTTAATGACCGCCCAAATGGACAACCCTCTTGCAAAGGCTGGATTTTCGGACCCAAACGCTCGTTATAGTGCAGAAGAACTTTACCAACCGCAAATGGCTCAATTGTTTGCAAAAATGGAAAAACAAACGCAAGAAAATCCATATAAAGCTAAAAGAAATTATGCACCGGGTCAAATGCCAAGCAGCACACAAAGTCCCTCAACTTATTCTCCAAAAATAACAAAAGCAAACGCCTCTGAAAATTATGTAAAAATTGCTGAAAAAAATGTTGGAGAAAAAGGCAACGAATTAATGGATGCTCAAAAAGCATTAGACAAATTTATTGCCGAAAACCCAGATACCTACGATTTGGAATATCAGACTCTTTTAGAGGCCAGAGATAACGCCAAACAACGTTATAGTGAAAACGTTGTTGATGCCGTTGGTTTTACTGGAGCTCCAAATACTAAAAATTTTAAAACATCAGACATGCTTGAATCGTTAGCAAAAAATCAAGTAAAAGAAGAAACAAAAACCACAACTAAACCCAAATACGCAAAAGGAAGCACAATCCCTTTTTCTAGGGTTCCATTTGATGAACGAAAAGCAAGACTTGCTGGAAATACGCCGGAAAGTCTTGAATTGAGAAAACAGGGCGCCGCTGAATTTTTTCAAAAAAAGGCAAACGAATCAGGAAGAACTCCATTTTTGGATGAATTAATTCAAAGAGCTCTTATCTTAAGATTGTCGGGTGGATAAATGGTTGAACAAAATGCTGACGTTTCCCAATTGTTGGAAGCGTTAAGAAAGGTAAAACCTTTTCCACAATCTGCACCACCCCGTAGGACAAACTTGCAAGATTCAATCATTGCAAATAGGGATTACGCAATTGGTTCAATTGCGCAAGCCCCCACATTGAGAAACAAAATTGATTCAATTAAATCCTCGGGCGGTATTCCCAAAAACGGAACACCAAAATCGTTACTATTTAATAACCCAATTACAAAAACAATTTTTGGTGGTTTAAAAGTAATTGACACGCCACACAGAATGGTTGTGTCGGGCCTGCGAGAAGTGGTTGATGCTTTTGATAACGACCCCAACACAAGAGCATCTTTTGATGATTGGATTGGGCAAGTTGGAAAAGATGATTATGGTTTTGGTACTGCTTTTCCTGTTGCTGGTTGGGGTGGACGAGTGCTTGGTTTGGCTGGAGACATTATTACCGACCCTTTGTTTTGGGTTAGGCCATATGCTGCTGGTGCGGGCAAGTTAGCAACAGTCGGTGATGGCACTCCATTAAAAACGGCATTGGGCAAAACAGCCATTGCTGGTGCGCCTGGGCGCAACGCACTGGCTGATTATGCAATAAGAATGGGTCGTTCAGCAGATGAAGTTGCCGCAATTGGTTACAAGGGCAGGTTGGGTGCAACTCCAGAATTTGCAAAAATGGCTGGTTTAGATAAAGCTGGTTTGTATATTGCTGGAACAAAAATTAAATTGCCTTTTACT